AGACCATATACTTTGTACAAGTAGCGTTGTAAGAACAACACACCACCTGATTGATAAGTAACAGCCATACCATCAGGTAATTCAGGCGCAGCACCGAATCCGTATAAAACGGGTTCTTCGTGATAGTTACGCGCAATACCTTTTTGCTCGGTGAAAACCTGTTTCCATTCATCAGCACGTTGATCGTAAACACCATCAAATACTTCATTAAGGATTGGTTCTACTACGGATCTAAAGTCCGTACTTCTCATAGGAGTAGCCATTTATATTCTCCTTTAAATGGTATTAACAGGTGCTTTGTATTGTGATTCGTTCAATCGAACGCTCATGTTTACAAATGCATCAGTTGGTGAATCGGTAACAAGATAAGCGTAACCAGTGATCTGGAATTGACCAGAGTTTGCAACTTCTGCTGTTAAGTATGTTGAGCTGATACCTGTTGCAGTAGATCCGCCTGGTGATGCAACGCGCCAATCGCATTCGCCACCAACAGCAACTTGAACTGAATCGGTACCTGCGGTTCCGGCATTTGCAAATTGAACGTCATACAAAGTTTCTGGATCATCATAAACCCAAGCAACAATATTTGTACCAGTAGTGCCACCAGTCCAAAATGGCGCAATGGTTGGTTTACCGGTTGAGTCTAAATATTCAACACCGGCAAAAATACCAAGTAATGAAATACCATCAGTTGTACCAGAACGTGTACCGTCTGACGTACCAAGTTGAACTGTACCAGCGGTGACTAATTTAACTGGATCACCAGAGTAAATAGACGCAGCGTAAGTGCTTGCGATTGTATAGGCTTTTGGACGCATCTGACCACTGTTGTGGAAAGCAGGTCTAAAGCCGTAAGGTGCGCTTGTTGTAGACATAATAGCTCCTAAAAATTAGATGGTTTAGAGGTCAAAAAGAGCCTCTCTATCATCGCCTAGTTCCATGTTACCTTCACCAATAGACAAACGTGATTTCGATGCTTTTGCGCTTTGCTCTAAAAAGTCAGCGGTATCCGTAAGTTTTTCTTCTTCACGGAGTGGCGCATCGTGATGAGCTTCTTTCATGTACTTAAAGTACAATGAATTTGGCAATTTGAATGCAAGCATCTCATTCACACCAATAAATCCTGTCCAATCGCCTGTTTTAAGTGTGGCATATTCCCAGCCTGGAATGTCTTCAGGCTTTACTGCTTCATAACCTAAACGCATGCGCGTGTGAATTGAATCTCTTGGGTTCGTCGTTGTAAGCCAGCAAGTGTGCCAGCCATCGATACTGGGTAAATCCGGTAAAGACGAATTAAAAAATTGTTGACGGAACATTTCAACTCGCTCATCGTCTGTGACTTCTCGATTTTCTTCTATGGCTCGATCTTTCATCGTGCGACTTGTCCGAATATCGTTTCCAGCGGGTTTGTTTGATCTAATGCGTTCGTCTGTTGTTGTCATATGACTCGCTCCTTTCAGCGGTTGTGTAAATTATATAGTAAAAAATTTTTAAAAATCAATTTTTATTCTTTCTATCGTACTCAGCGTAACGCTTGACATATTTATTTCTTAATGTCGCGTCGTCCCAAACTCCAGCTTCCATTAACGCCTGCTTTCTTTCTGGACTGATGTAAATCTCTTTGCGCGTTGATGTTGGTGCATGCTCACGACCAGATCCAACGCTAGGACCGCCACGCGGTGTACGTCCTGCTTGTCTGCCAAATTTATGTGGCAATCTTTTTTCAATACGATTGCGCAATTCGTCCCAGTATTCTTCAGTGCGCGAATCAAGACCTTCTTTTGCCAATCGTTTATCAATAGCCAAAACTACCGCAGAATCTTCGTCATCACCTGTTGCATCGTACCATTTATGGTCATCCATAAACTCACGAGCATGGAACATAGTCAGCTCATCAATCGATGGTTGTTGCGGTGCATTTTGACGCTCTGCTTGTTGTTTAATCTCATGGATCTCTTTGGCACGCGAAATAGCTTGATCACGCAGTCGAATAGCTTGTGCAACATCTGCACCATTTCCAGCATCAACTGCTTTCTCAATTACGCGCTCTGCCATGTGAACTTCATTCACAGCGTGCTGTAAATGTGAGTCAATATTATTGATGTCAGACTTTTGCGAGCGTGTTTCTTGTGCGGTTAATCTGCGCTCTAAATCGTCATTACGCTTACGAAGGAAATCAAGCTCCATCTTGTCGCGTTTGATTGCTGTGTCTTTTCTATCTTTTCGCTCTACTTTCTCTTTTCGTCTACGTTCACGAATAGCGGCACGTTCATCATCATTTGCATCGTTGCCAAGAATTCGCTCGTCTTGATCCTCATCATCTGAATCATCCGTAACAATAACAATGTCGCTGTCATTGTCTTCGTTATCAAATTCGTCGTCTTCATTTAATATTTCGTTTGCCATCGTCCCATCTCCTATCAGATGAATGCTTTAATTTTTAGTGGATCTGTTAAAACCTTGCCGATAATGTCAAGGTCATTAAATATTACAAACATTGCAGATTCGTTGTTGTTTACTGGTACCTCGTATCGATCACCACCATACTTAGCTACACGCACAAAGTCACCTACTTGACACCAATCGCCTTCAGGCCATGACTCTAAGGTTGTTCGATTCTTAAAAGCCACCGGACCTATCGACACAACTCTTGCCACCTGTGTGTTCCACTTCTCTGTGTCTTTTGTGTCGGTACTTAAAATAATGCCGCCAGCCGATGTACTTTTTGGAGTACGAATCTGCACCAGAACGCGGCTCCCAAAAGGCTGGATGCCTGCTTCTACAGCAGGGAAAGCCTCAGCTAAAGCATTCTCATAAATCGTTGTCACGATATTTTTCCTCGTCAATTAAAGTTAAGAGTACGTTGATGGCAGCTTCGTAACCTGCTACCACACCAGTGCGATGCCCATACTCAAAAGCATCGCGCTGTACTGGTTGCTTTAAAGAGTCAACGCTGTATCTAAGCTGTGACTCTTTAAGGCGATTGAGTAATTTTGACTCAATGTTCATGCAGGAGTCTTAGACTCTTTTGGCGCACTTGGCATTTTTTGTCCGTCTAGCTTTTCACCGGCTGCCATGCGTTTGTGTTGTTTAACACATGCGCCAGTCATGGGTACTTCTTTGCCTTTTGTATCACTCATGTCATATCTCCATTAAGGATTAGGATTGATTCCAGTGCCAGTGCTGACACCAAACTTTTCACCGCTTATGATCTCAGCTTGCGCAAGTTGCATTGCTGTTTGATTATCTGCGGCATTCATACGCTCTCTTGCCTGCATTTCAGCAGCAGAGCGTTGATTTTCTACTTGCGCTTCAAATGCAGCTTGTTTTGCATTTGCCATTTCACGTTGTGCATCACGTTGCATCTCCATCATGTTTTCTTGAGCAGCTAATTGAAGTTTTGCTTTTTCAAGTTCTTGTGATTGTTGCATTCTGGCTTGATCAGTTTGTTGCGACTGTTGTAATTTAGCTTGTTCAATTTGCAATTTATCCTGATCAGATTGCGCACGTTGTTGCATCGCAGCCTGTTGTGTTTGCGCGTTGAGCTGTGCAACCTGCATGGTGTTATCGGGTGGCAATTGTGGTTGTGGTTTGTACTGCTGTGCTTCTTGCGTAATCGTTGCAAGCTCTTGACCAAAACCATCTAATTGTTGCTCGATAAATTGTTGCACTTTCATCATCAAGCTAACTTGCTCAGATACATCATTGCCAATCACATCATCTTTTTCTGCCTTAGATGCTGCTTTGTGTGATTCGGTTAAATAATAATTCAATAGATGATCACGCAAGTGAAGTGAAATAGGATAAAGGTAGTTTGTAATGATAGCAGGATTTCTGCCAAACAAGGGTGACTGCAAAAATGCCATGTGCGTCATCAAGTGACCTAGATGATCTTGTTTGGGTAGCACATAGATTGGTCTTCCCATTGACGCTGCAACATTTTCGGAAATAGGATCCATATCCTCTTTTCCGGGTTCGGGTTGCAAGTAATCATCAGCCGATAACTTCATGACCGTTAAGAACGCTTCCTCAACTTTGCGTTGATTGTACATCTGCGGGAACAATTGCGAGCGTTGCAAAATCGCTTGGTTTTGTGCAAAGCGTTGCGTTTCACTAAAGATAGCAGGATCACTGACTGGGATGATGTCCATCGGACCATCAAAGTCTGACGGATCAATTTCAAGTCCAGCTTCGTATGCTTTCAAGTCTTCAACGGTTAGGTACGCAGAGTTGATGCGATGCAATACTTTCAGAACGCGATCCATCGAGTTGTGCAAACGCGCATGAATTGAGCTAAATACCACCATACCTTGTTCAATCAATGCCATCGTCGTGCCAACGGGTTGATTAGGATTTTGATCAGATAGCTTCTCAAACGATGTTTGAATCACGCCTTTGCCAGCATCCACTAAAAATCCAAGCAAACTAAACAGCACAGGTGATGGGCCGTTAAATGGCAGTGGCATGGCAATTTTGCGCACGTCATCCACCATTGCGCCACCATCAAGCTCAACAACTTCTGTTGGTTGCACGTTGATAGTCTGACCGTTAGGACCGCCTTTGAGCTTTAGTAGCGTTGGCACGTTTTGAATGTGCGCTGAATCAAGCAATGCACGCAATGCACCAGTAGCCGCACCTGACAAGCCACCAATCATTTGTGTCAAACTAATTGGATAAGCACCACGCCAAGGAACGAATGGGAACTCAATAATCCAGTCTAGCTCTTTTCTGTTTTCATCGTCCGGCTCCCAGTTTCTGTAGAGTGCAACGCCTTCGCTGGTTGTTTTGTCGATGCTTAAGATATATGGCTCCATGCCATCGCCAAAGTCTAAATATGTGTAGACTTCAAAAATGGTGCGAAGTCCATCCTCGTTGTAGCTGCTTTCCTTTCTGCCTTCAATCTTGTCGTTGGCTTGTGATGCTTTACTAAACTCAGGATCACTTGCGTAACCCAAGTCAACATCGATATACATACCCGCTTTAACGCGACGCGCATATTCCATCTTAGTGATGTATTGCACATGCGTTTTGCGCTCTGCCGTATAAAAGTTGGTTGCAGCGAACGGCAGGTAAACGTCTTCAATAGCGATAAACTCCGCTTGTGGTCGCTTGTACTGATTGTTCCACATCAACTTGAGGTATTGACCACCGCCAAGTGGTAACTGCGTGCTAAGTTGCTCTAACTCACCTCTGAACTCAGGCATCTGCTCAGTTAGCTGCCAGTTCATAAAGTCAGCTTTACGCTGTGCCTTTGCAAGTTTTTCTTTTTCTTGCTCGCCTAGTATCTTTGTTTTGACAGGACCGTTAGCTGGGAAGATCTCTTTCATCACACGCGCAGAGAAATCCACGCACGCTTCGACAAGCATTGGATGTACTACTTTGTTTGCACCGGTGAACTGTGCGCCACCTGGTGCATCATCACCAAGACCTGTTCTGCGCAATCCTTCTTCATATTGCTTGTCGCGTTTCTCGCGTGCTTCTTTATCACGATCAATCTTTTCAAGTAGATCCTCAATCATGTCAGACAAGTCTGACTGATCTACCTCATCGATGATATTAGCAAAGTGCGCTGATTGTTCTTTTTCGTCTTTATCGTTTTTTAACTTAAGAATAGCACCGCCATCCTCTGTGTCTTCAATGTCAGATTCTTCGTCTGGATCAAACTCTACGTCTTCACCTTCCAACTCGTCTTCATCATCATCAATGTAATCGTCTTCAATTTTCTTAGCCATGCTTTGCCTCTCTTATTGATGTGGGTATCTTACCACTTTTTAGTGGTTGCGATTGCGTTGTGATTTGAATTGATACGGCAGCCGGCTCGTCTTCTTTTGGCTCATCCTCCATGCTGTCCATAAATGCTTTCATGATTTGCTCAATCGCGTCATTGTGAAGCACGTCAACAATACCACCGTGTGCGTATAAGTCTTCTTCTGTTGCAAAGATGGGTTTGCCTTCTGATAAGCGTTGATGTGCATGGTCAATGGCTTTATGCACAATACTGCGTGGCATGTCTTCACCGTCTTGCATGTGCAGAATAAGACGGATCTCGTCAGGTGTTAGTGTAGGAATTAGCGTTGGCACATCCATTTCTTCACCATTGATAGGCACACCAATTGAATATTCAGTCATCACGCCTGTGCCGTCTGGACGTTCAAGCTCTCCGAAGTAGCCTAGTCCTTTCTTGGTTTTGTCTGGTCTGTTGCCATAACCATAGTCACTTTCTTCGTACTTTTCGTGTAGTGCTTGCACGCTGCCGCCTTTGGCAAAACCTTTAAGAGGTATGTCTTTATTTCTTTCATAAAATTCATTTTGCAATGCGTTTATTTCATCATCAGTTGCAAATTTACCATGCTTTTGTTTTACCATTTCTTGTAATTCTGGATTTAAAAACGGTTGGCTTAAATCATAAAGGTAAGTATTGTCTAAATCCCCAACACTTGACCAATCTTTTGAACGCACAAAGTCGTGAACAGCAGGCATATACTTAGCGGTAGGCGCAGCGTTTTGTTTGCCTTTTATTTGAACGATTTTTTCTTTAGGAGGACCATAAATCTCTCTCATCACTTTATTGCGAGATTCATCAAAACTAAGATGAGGGTTAGCTTCATTATAATCAGAAGCCTTTAAAAATACATTGTTGAAATCATCTGTTGAGTTGTTACGCATTGAATTATGTAAATCATAATAATAATCTGATTCTTTTTCTGGTTTTGTTTCAATCGTCACATGCGGTTCACCACGTCTATCACGCAATGAATAGATGTTGGACTTGCCACCACCAACCTCATCACAATACTGACCAACACAATGCCCCATCGTATCGCCTTCAAACTTCAGTGCGGCTTGTAGTGCATCACGATCTTGGTTTTCTGGCATACGCATTTGCATCCAAGATAACCCTTGATCGGGATATTCTTTGTGCATTACGGTTGCAGCGTTGCGACCTTCCTTAAGTCGTTCAGCGTCACGCCATGCGTTGATATTGGCAACATGCTCAACAGCCTGCGGCATGGAAACACGACTGAGCTTTGCTGGATCTATGCGCAGAAAGTCTGGGAGATCTGAGTTTGGATGTGTTGCGTTTCGAAGTTCATAAGCAAGATCTCTGAATCCTAATCCGGTCATAGTGTCTGTAAGATAAACTTGATCTTCATCATTAAGTTTTTTTAACCAAGGATTCTTTTCCTTAATCATTTCTTTATTCCATTCGTTAACGTTATAGACTTTTATAGGCTTAATATTTTCATCAGCATAATGCTCCCACAATTTACCTAAACCAGTTTTTGCAATCCCTTCTGCTGGATAATCGGCTTCCTCTCGTTTAGCCATCACATCATCAATGTCAAATTCATCAGGATATCTTGGTTTGTAATGCAAAGGATTGTAGATTTCAAGCTCTGAGATTTTTTCTTGAATTCCACCAATATCTCGGTTTGTATTAGCGATTCTGTTTGCCAGCACTTCTGGTGGTAGCTCAACATCTTGCTCATACTTTGCCAATAAATCTTGTAGCTTTGGTATCTTTGACTGTTGTTGACTGATAAGCACGTCACGTTTGTCAGGCCATCCCTCGGCAATCCGTCGAACTGGATCCTCTGGTGTTGCCATTTCGTTTTGAATGTATTTACCGAGCTTTTGTTGTAACCAATCTCTCATTTCAGCAGAATCATCATGACGAATAAATTCACTAGCAGATTTTTCTGGTGTTCGCCCATAAGCATCTAGCCAATTACCACCCTTTGGTTTGATAATTCCACCAAAACCAGCATTGTCTATAATGAAATTAGGATCACGCATTTGCTCGGTAGTGGGTACCGATCTGTAAGCAGCATCTTTTAGCCCAGTAAAAAACTTTTCTGCATTTGGGTATCCAGACAACAATTGTTTATAGTCTTCTATTGCTGAGTCTACCTCACCGCCTTCATCATCTTTAATATCCACTTCGCCACCTTCTGCGTACTTATAAATCAAACCCTCTAATGGGATGTCAGACAACTTACCACCAGCAAGTGGATAGTTTTCACGACGTTGCGCCATGTCCATATCAAGACGATCTTGTGTTGCGCGTGCTTGTGCTTCGCCTGCTGATCTTTGATAAAGTTTCATTTTTTCTTCATTTGGCAAATCTTTAAATCTTGGATCAGTTCGTTGCATTTCTTGTGATGTTTTATATGCGTCAGAATATTTGTCATATCCAATTCTATTTTGCTTGCCCTCAATACTGCGTATCATTTTCTTTGCAAAATCTCTATCATTGCCTATTGATTCAAGCAAATCTTTGCCATTCCAAGTAAGCTCATCTTTTATCTTGTTAGCTATTATATTTCCAGCATCTTGCGCCCAAGGAAGTTTGCTACCATATTTTGGTGGCGCACCAAGCAAATCTTTTAATTCTCTTGAATACTTATAATAATCTGATGAATTAAAAAGCTGACGAGGTTGCGATATATTTTGCAAATCTTGTATTTGCTTTATTCTGTAATATGGTTCAGATTTTCCCGAAAGCTCATTAAATTTACTAAGAATATTGGATCCATCAATATCTTTGAATTTTTTTCCTAAAAAATTATAGTAGTCACTTTGGCTAGTCAAAGGATTTGATCCTTTCCCCCATCCTTCGTGATTTTGAATAGCGTGTTGAAATTCATGCAAAGCAGTTGACGCTGCTTCATCTGGATAATCTAATAAGTTATTAGATAAATCTATATTTGTACCGCTAAGTTGCCCTCTAACCCCAGACCCCAGCATTCTGTTTTGTTTAATAATAGAATCATTAGTAAGCTCTGGATAAGCATTAATCAGATCTGAATGTTGAAAAGCATTTCTAACACGTTGTCCTTCAAATGATCCCAATCCATGCTCTAATCCTAAATCACCAGACAATTCATCGCGTATATAATTACGATCATTTCTTAAATTATTTATTTTTTCATTGATAGCTTTTTTAAATTCTTTAGGATACAAATCTAATTGAGGACTTTCCGCATTTTTTAATGATTCAAATTCTTTTTGTTGAGCAATATTTTCAGCCATAGCTTTGCGCTTATCAGCAATCATTGCATTATAATCATTACTATTGTTTAATCTAAATTTACTATCACTAATCTCACTAAACAAAGTCTTATCTGGCATACGACCAATCAAATGCTCGCGCCACACTTCTGCTGGATCTGCGCCAGCGTTTAACTTTTCTTCTGCTAACTTAGCGGCTTGTGCATCCCAGTTTCTAGCGTTTTTGCCAATAAAGGTACCAAGCGTACCACCAGCCGATGCAGGTGCAAATGGCATTGCGCCTGTCTGCATAAGTCCTGCTAAATCAAGTCCTGCCTGTGCTTGCTCATTCATTGACGGAACTATACCTGTTTGGTACCAAGAGCCTTCATCTTCTAATGCTTGATTAGGAATACCTGCGGCTATACGCATTTGTTTTTGCAACCAATCGCCAGCACGTTCAGCCGCTTCTTGTGGGTGCATCAAACTAGATGCAATGATTGAATCGTTTGGTCCAAAATCTTGTGCATTTAATTTGTCTTTTAATACACCATATCTGCTTGCTAAATCTTTTAAGTCTGCCATGTCTACACCGCGTAAGGATTGATTCTCGGTTTCGCTTTGCTTGGCACATCGTCATAGTCTTTGGCTTCAGGTAGCTCAAACCATCTATCGTTCTTGAAATAGATGATGGCTTGCGTGAAGGTATCAACATAGTCGTCATGCTCGGCAACGGGAAACTTAGCGAGTTGTTTTAAAAATGCAGCCGCCCAACTAACGGGTTGACCACGATTCTTCTTCGACTCTGGAATCCACAACAGTCCTAGCTCAAGTGTAGGTGCAGCTTGGTGTGCGCGTGAAATCTTGTCTGCTCTGTCAGGATTATAACCCACAGCAGGAACTTTCGCCAATCGCAGATCCTGCAAGAGTGACTGACCACTTGCCTTCGCTTCGACCAAGATACGATCTGGACGACGTGCGCGTGAATGCGGTGACTCCTTTGACATCCCACCGTACTCTGTACCCCAATCTTTGATGGCTTTAGCACGCAAATCTGGGTAGCTGAGATGTTCATCCCATGCATCAATGAGCATTGCGTTATGCAACCCTTCATGTGTGAATATCGCCCAAACTGTGCAAGCCGTTGGATCACCTGTGGTCTTCTCGGTAAACGCGCAGTCATAAGATTGAAGTATATATTCAAACGGAGGCAAGCCATCATCGGCTGACCATAAGCCAAAGTGTTTTGTCTTAAGAATCCCACCAGACACTGGCGCAGGATCCTGTTGAAGTTGTCCCGCTGTACCATAAGTGCCGAGCAATTGCTTAAGCATGGTGATTTCTTTTACGCCAAACCGATCTGGGCAGATCAGCTCGCCTTTTACTTTACGAGGATCATACGCACCAAGGATAGTTTTACGATGCTTACCATCCCACTCAGCAGGAATACAGATATGCTCCCAGCCTTTGATGTCGTTTAAGATATGACCGCTGATGTCACGCTCGTGCAGACGTTGCATGACGACAATCATTGCATCGGTCTTCGGATTGTTCAGCCGTGTTGACCACACCATGTCAAACCATTCAAGATCTGATTCACGCATTGCTTCCGACTGAGCAGCTTGCGCTCCGTGAGGATCGTCGCAAACAAGCCGCGAACCTCCGTCGCCTGTAACACTGCCTCCAACAGACGTTGCGATACGATAACCCGTTTTGTCATTCTCAAAGCGTTGCTTGGCGTTCTGATCCCCCGTAAATTTAAACATGTGACCCCAGCGTTCTTGATACCAGCTTGACTGCAATAGTCGTCGTGTTTTCAAGTTATCGCGAGTGGATAATGTCGAAGAATAAGATGCACAAAGATATTTCTGAGCAGGATCCGTGATCCACTCCCATGCTGGCCACATCACTGACACAATCGTTGACTTGGAATGACGAGGTGGAATGTTGATTAGCAGTCGATGTATCTCGCCAGCACTGACAGCTTCGAGATGCTCGCAGATCTCCTCGATGTGCCATGACTCCATGAATTGAATGCCCGGCTCCACCACATGCCATGACTGCTTAACGAACTCGTACAAAGAAGCAGACGCTGCGCGTCGAGCCTTCTCAGCCTTAACTTTTTCAAGCAGTGTCACGCACTCGCCTTTTGAAGCAATGAGTGCATGGTATCCAGCTCATCATCGCTCAACCCTTTAAAATCACCAGCCGTTTGTTGCGTGTTATTGATCTGAATAGCGGTATCAATGTCTTTGCCTAGGATTGTTTCCTTCCCTTTTTGCAGTGCATTCTGTGCTTGCGTATGCTCTTGAATGGTGATCGTTTCATCCACCTTGCGCATCATCGTGGACAAATTCTTCATCGTTGAACGTTTAAAAAACTCCACATGTTTTAGTCTTTCAATTACCGCATCCTCGACAACACGCTGTTGGTGCGGTAAAAGTGCGGTAAATTCTTCACGAACTCGTGCAGTATCTTCGATCAGCTTAGGTAAAACCCCCCTTTGCCATTCTTCTTTTTTTGCTCTTTTAGCTATATTAGAGTTATCAATTCTTGTTTCGTCGGAGATCTGCCGTAAAGACTTATCGGCTTCATATAACGCCTTTGCCTTATCCCAATCTCCCTTCGTTGGTCTTGCCATGCTGCTACCTCCTTAACGGTAACGGAGAATAATTTCTTTACACATTGCGGATCTAACAATATCGTCAATACCAAACTCGACGATACCAATCTTATCCACATCATAAAGCCGATCAACTGCATCAGCAAGACCAGACAAACCTCGAATGTCGGTCTGCGCAATGTCACCATCAATGATTACTTTGCAGTCATCACCAATCCGTGACAAAAACAAAGCCATTTGTGACACGGTACAATTTTGCGCTTCATCTAAAATACACAGACTGTTCTGGAACGTACTACCACGCATGAACTCCAGAGGCTTCATTTGGATCTGTCCGCGCTTAAGCAGTAGGTCAGTATAAGATTTCCCCAAACGCTCCTCTAACACGCTAATAAGCGGCTCCATGTACGGCAAATACTTCTCAGCCAGCGTGCCTGGAAGAAATCCAAAACCTTTGCTTGATGCTTCAACGTTCGGACGCGTCAGTATCACACTGTCGATTAGCTTTTCTTCGAGTAGCTCGGCTGCGTAAGACGCGGCTATGTACGTCTTTCCCGTTCCTGCCGGACCGACAGCAAAAGTAATAACGTTTGCACGAATAGCATTGATGTATTGTTGCTGTGCTTTGTTTAATGCACGCAACTGGGATTTCTTTGGTGTTGTTGTTACTTCTTGTACAAACTTTTGTGCGCGTCGATCTTTGCGCTTAAGTTTCTTTTCAAAATCCATGTAAGATCCTTGATATGGTAAGACATCACGCTAGGTAATTGACTGCTTTCCGCCTAGCGCAATTAAAATGAAAACCGAAAAATGAACACGATAGCTTATCAGACTATCACTAAAAGCACTGTTTACTACCCCATGACAATCAGTTACATTCTGCCCTATGTCATTAGTAAACTACCGTTACCGGTAATCTTAACCCGTGTGGATCGTGTAGCTAGTACGATTTATCCACTTTAAAGGCTGCAAGGTTGCGAATTGCGGTACGCGACAAGCAATGCTTTTAGTGATAGTTACCGGTGCTGATCTCCGGCTTAGTGTTATTTGGTGGTGTACTTTCAACCACTCCCAAGTTTCCTATTTGCACCGACGTGCCATTACCGCTGCGTATCAGCCTACGCATTAACTATCAAGTCATAACAGGTGAGGACTTACACCATAGAGCGTCAGTTGTCATTGTACCAATGACCGCGACCACCTTAGAGCCAGTCTGTTATGACTTGATAGTGCTTGTCTTTCCAAGCTGTCACCACCCAAGCCAGCTATTGATAAATCGCCAAAAATAAAAATACTGGTTTGTGGTGGACATAAACTTATTCATCGTCTTCGGGATGCTCTGGTGCTACTTTTTGAGCAATCATACTATCTGCAATAATATATGCAAGATTTGAAACGCTTTCATACGCCACACCAGATCCTCTTGCCAAAAGTCCTTCCATCGCGTGTGCCGCAAAAATATCTCTTAGATCCATTATCTTTCCCCATAAAAAAAAGCCTTATAAAATTTCCATCGAAAGAGAGCGAGAATTGGCTCATGGAAATAAAAAAGGCTTTTGTTTAAATTCTCGTTCATCGGCTTTCGACCTGCACATATTATATCACAACTAAAAACATACGAGCCACTATACATATATACACTGTTATAAATAACAGTGTATATGTATGTATACTATTAGGCTGACCATATACAGTATACAAATGTATATGTATGTATATGTATGTATACTATACTTTTTCCCAGTACCACTGCCCGTTATTCTCTACAAGTCCTTGTTTTATAAGCATATCTACACCATCTCTAAACCACCCGGCGTGCCGTCCTGTATTTTTTGTGGCGTATACATCGTAGGCATGTGACTTCCATTGATCAAGCGTCACAACATAGTGTTCTTTTTCTTCCAGTGTATACTTTCTGCCATCGACTTTTGTTTCATCAGCAGCCTTCTGTAAGCCTTCAAACGTCTGCTTTGTCTTGGTGTTTAGATCCTCTTTTTTGTCTTCTTCTGCTACACCGATGTATTCAAGGTATACACCCTCAATTTGCTCCTCTGTATACTCATCATAAAAGCATTCTCCGTCAAGTGGCACAACCTTCAAGCCAAACTCCATATTGCTACCTGCTGCAAAATCCTTTGATTTGGTGCATGAGAAAGTAACCTCTCCCTTGGATTTCTTTGTCATACAAAACTCTGCATCCATGCCTGCTTTAATTGCACTACTACCACGCGCACGACCCTTATCGCCATGACCACTGTGGTGAACCGTCACAATTGCGCTGGTGTACTTCTTTGTGAGCATTTCAACATTTGATAGGTACATTGCCATGTCTTCAGAAGAATTCTCATCACCATGCATATTTCTGTGCAATGTATCAATAACAATGGCGTAAGGCTCTTGATCTGTTAGATCAGTAACGATTTGCATAATTTGCTGTACTGCATCAGCACTAATCATATTGACACTTTTTGTGCTAAAATAAATGTTATCTGGATCACGATTGTATTTCTGTTTTAGAGCTTGCATACGCATAGCCAAACCACGATGACCCTCACCCGCGATGTAGATGACTAGACCCTTCTTCGTCATTCGTCCGTGCCAGTTTATGCCATTCCCAATGCAAAATGCCCAGTCTAAAGCAACCAATGATTTGCACGCGCCAGATTCTCCAAAAAGTAATGTGCTGGATCCTCTTTCCAGCACATCTTTTATCACCCAATCCGCTGGCTTAATGTTTGCCATCAACTCTTTTACATGGATAAACAACTCTTGTTTTCTGCCACATATGAGCTTTTGAACAGCGTCAATACCGTAATTAGCGGCCATGTCGTTAAAGTCTTCACCAACTGTTGGTGGATAAAGAACGTCAACACCACATTTCTTAGCTTTCTCAACGCCAATGCCTGACACGTCGTTATCAGCGCAAATGATAACTCGGCCCTTAAACTTATTGCGCACCATATCGCACACTGGCTTGAGATTGCCAGCGTTGAACGCGACGACCACGCAGTGTCCTGTTGCGGCATGTAGCGTCATACCTGTGGCAAAACCTTCTGCAATCAAAACAGTGTCGTCTGGTCGTCCAATCATAAAGAAACCACCTTGCATCTTGCCGCCAGTGTAAAATCTTTTTTCACCATCTGACGCAATAAACTGCAATGATTGTATGTCTTCATCATCACCATACACCGGCACAACAATTCGATCAGCGTACAGCTTCAAACCTTTGCAATTATCAATGCTTTTGCGCTTTAAATAATCATGTTCTTCAAGATCCGGTAGCTTTTCGTAAAGCTCCTGCGCGTTAAATGCGGCAGACGCATACGCAAAATCACGATCCTCTTTGGCTTTTTTTAATGCTTCTTCTCTGTCGTAATTATTAGATGACGACTGACCATTAGCAAACCAATAATGTATCTCACCCGATTTCCAGTCACCATATGCGGCACCTAATCCATCTGCAAACATTGACACCCAACCAGACTTGTCTTTGCCGGTAGTTTGGAATCTTGTGATGGCTGAGTTCTTTATATATGGCGGAGGATTAAATCCAGCCGCACGGATTGCATCGAGTAATTCTTGACTCATAACGATTCCAAGTAGTCTGAAAGTTTTTTGATCATGTCATAGCTGGTGCGCTTTTCAATATCATGAATGAAACGATGTAGCGTCAGACGTGAAATGTCTGTTGATCGTGATACTTCACTCACATTCATCGGCTTTAGTTTGGTTTTAATTTCGTCTGGCGTAAGCATTGTCATTTCCTTTTGTTCAAGTTATAAAAAAATATGTTGACATTATAAACAGCGTGCGGATAATAGCAACCTCGGTAAAGATATTTTTTTTAATTCCCAATGTGGAGATACAACAATGAGCTTACTTAATAGCATTACAAAACCCGTAAACAAATATCGTTTGTTTACCATTTATGGCGGTGCTGGCACAGGCAAAACGTCTTTAGCTAATACGTTTCCTGCACCAATTTTTATAAGAGCTGAAGATGGCTTGTCTTCAATTCCTGCTGATGCAATGCCAGACGCCTTTCCAATCTTAGAAAATGGGATAGACATTTACAATCAACTTTTAGCGTTGATTAAAGAAGACCATCAATACAAAACATTGGTAATTGACTCAGTAAGCAAACTGGATCGTTTGTTTATTGATGACATTACAAAAGGCGACAACAATGCCAAAGCACTTGCCACAGCATTAGGTGGTTATGGTGCTGGCTATCAAGCTCTTGGCTCTATGCACGGACGTGTGCGTAAAGCCTGCCAAGTTTTAACCGACAAAAAAGATATGAACATTGTGTTTTTGTCACACGCAGAACTTAACACAATAAGTCTACCAGATGCTGATCAATATCAGCAATTTGGTATGAAAATGGAAAAAAAATCGCAAAGTCATTACATCGATGATGTGGACTTTGTTGGCTATCTGCGTCTTGAAACTTTTGTTTTAACTGATGAAAAGAAAAAAACAAAAGCAACAAGTAGCGGTGAACGCATTATCCAATGCACAAGCCAAGCGTCATCTGTTAGCAAAAACCGTATGGGTTTAGTTGATGACATTTTTGTAAAATATGGCGTTAATCCTTTAGCGCAATTTATTAATCAAGCAGGAGTATAACAATGAGTTTTTGGACAACAAGCGAAGGTAAAAGCGCAACAACAGAAGCGACAGGAAAGTTTGAAGCGTCAGCATCGTATGAATTAATTCCAGACGGCACGACTGCGCTGGCGATTATTACTAAGCCATCAATTGAACAATACAATGGCGATGAGTACATCAATGTCGAATGGACAGTTGCAAAACCCGAAGCGTACAAAAATCGCAAGGTCTTTCAGAAAGTGCGCGTGTGGGATAGCAATCCCAAAAAAGCAGACAAAGCTAAAGCTATGCTTGCAAACATTGACAAGAACGCTGGTGGAAAATTGGCAAAACTTGATAAAGATCCAACCAATGAGTCACTTGCCGTGCTAACTGGTAAAACCATGCTAATCAAAATTCTTATCTGGAGCATTGATGATAAGACGGGAAATTACATTGGCGCAGTGTCACCAAGAACGACGGAAGAAGCAACACCTGCACCGACTCCTAAATCAGTTGAAATTGATGATGATAATTTCGATGTCCCTTTTTGATAATTAACCAATAACCGCACAAGGATGTGCATCTTTACGAGGAAAAGAAAATGATTGAGCAAAGAACAGACGAATGGTTCGCGTTAAGACGCGGACGTGTAACTGCATCAGCAGTGGGTGCCATACTTGGATTATCACCACACCAAAAACCAAAAGATGTCATGCGTGCGATGGTACGCGAATGGCACAATGCAGAAAAAGAATTTAAAGGTAACGCTGCGACTGAGTACGGAACTTTTCATGAGGACATGGCAAAACTAGATTTCCAAATGGAAACAGGAAGTAGTATTGAGAAAACCGGCTTTCATCCGTTTGACGTGTGGCTTGGTGCATCACCAGATGGTTTTGTTGGTGATCATTTGATTGAAATCAAATGTCCATTTAGTTTGCGTAATGCAGAAAACCCAATGTTTAAAACGATTGCAGATCAACCACATTACTATGCTCAGATTCAAATTCAGTTGTTTGTGACACGCAGAAAAACGTGCATTTTTTATCAATGGAGTCCGCTTGGATCATCCACTGAAATGGTTGATTATGACGATGCGTGGATTACTGAGAATTTGCCAAAACTGCTGGCGTTTTATGAAGAATACCTGTTGGAGCGTCATCACAACGCGGCTGTGCATTTAGCACCTAAACACACTGCTGTTGATGGCTTGGACGACAAGGTGAAATATTACTTTGAACTTAAAGCGCAGATCGCGTCACTTGAAGAATTAGCCAAAATCACACTGCAAGAAATCGTGAATGGCTGTGACAATAAAGACAGTGAAATTGCCGGTCACAAGTTAACCAAGGTGGTTAAGAAAGGATCCGTAAGTTATGCCAAAGCAGTCAAAAAATTATTACCAAATGCAGATCTTTCTGCTTTTACCGGTGAACCTACAGAGTATTGGTTATTGTCATGAGTAAAAAACAAAATTTATCAAAAGGAACAAAAATGGAGTATTTACTATGAGTGTAAAATTAAGGCACTATCAAGCAGACTCAGTTGATTTGACTATTGAATGGGTAAAAAAAACAACACAATCTTGCGTATTAGAACTTCCTACAGGAGCTGGAAAATCTTTAATATGTGCGGAAATAGCTGTAAAAATAAATAAATTAAGCAAAGGCAAGCATGTTTTATTGATAGTTCCTTCGATTGAGTTATTACAACAAAATGCTGAAAAAATAAAAAATACTGGCAATGAAGTTTCTTTATTTAGTGCTAGTGCTGGGGAAACGTGCTTAAAACATTCTTTGGTTGTTGGAACTCCAATGAGTATAAAAAACCAATTAGATCGTTTTGGAAATCAATTTGCAGCCGTTATTATTGATGAGTGCCATAAAATAACAAATACTGTTATTGCTATTATTCAACAATTACAAGTTTTTAATGAAAATTTACGAGTAATCGGTTTATCCGCTACGCCTTACCGCATGAATACCGGATACATTTACAAGTACGATCAACGTGACGTGGCTTTAAATGAAAACAAATCGCGAGATCCCTACTTTCACAAGTTGATATACAAAGTGACAGCACGCGACTTGATAAGCCAAGGTTATTTGTGTTCGCCTGTTGTCGGAGAGATTCACAGCGAGCATTATGAAACGATGGGCATGCAACTAAATAGCATGGGTAAGTTTTCAAAGGAAGACGTTGATCGTGCATATCACGGAAAAGGTAGATTGACTTCCAAAATTGTTGCGGACGTGATTGCACAATCACAACACCGACATGGCGTAATCTTGTTTGCTGCAACAGTTCAGCACGCTGGTGAAATTATGGAGTCACTACCACCAGAGCTGTCTGAAATTGTCACTGGATCCACACCTGCTGGATTGCGTGAAATCATTTTAATGAAGTTTAAAGCAAAAATTATTAAATACCTGGTGAATGTTGCAGTGCTTACCACAGGATTTGACGCACCGCACTGCTCGGTTATTGCACTTTTACGCGCCACCGAGTCTGCATCACTTTTACAGCAGATGATTGGACGAGGTTTGCGTCTAAGCGACGGAAAAGAAGATTGCTTAGTTCTGGACTATGCAGAGAATATTGACAGGCATTGCCCAGATGGTGACGTTTTTAATCCAGATATTAAGACGATCAACAGCGTAGATTTTGACGGTGAATATATCATTGCACGTTGCGAAAAATGCTCAACGCTAAATGAGTTTAAACCACGCGACAACGATGCTGGTTGTGGAATTGACGACAACGGCTATTTTGTCGATTTGCAAGGCAATCGAATTGTAACTGAGTATGGATTTTTTCCTGCGCATTACGGCAGAGCTTGCCAGTCAGATTATTGCGAATACAAATGGAGTTGTAAACCATGTCATGAATGTGGTGAAGGTAACGACATCACGGCACGGTATTGCGGATCTTGTAAAAATGAATTAATAGATCCCAATGAAAAATTGGTGCGTGAACATCGTAAACGCAAGAGTGATCCGTACTTGATGCAGACAGACGATGTGCTAGACATGAAAGTAAAACCAACAATCAGCAAAGCAGGAAACGAGTGTTTGCGCGTTGAATTCACCACACCTTGGCGTACTTTTACAGTTTTCTTTATGCCCAAATTGGTACGCGATTACAACAGCTTTATGGCTGTTACAAAGAGTGGAACAAAAATGCCCGAAACCATCACTTATCAAAAAGTGAGTGATTTTTATAAAATTTACAATTACAACGCGAGGCTTTTAAACGATGAAATTCCCCTCTTGGCTTAAAGTTTACGGTGACACTTTGTATCGTGGTGAATGCCCAAGCGAAACGCTTGAAACAATTACGTTCTTTGCGCAACTGCGACGTGAATATCCAGATACCTATGGATTAATTGCCACGCACATTAGAAACGAAGGCAAACGATCATGGGAGCAGGTAGCACGGCAGAAAGCAGAAGGGATGACCAAAGGCGCACCAGACATTATTATTCCAATGTCACGCACGTTTGTGTGCGAGATGAAACGACTCGATCACACCAAGTCAAAATGGCAACCAATGCAGCTCGAATATCTCAAAACCGCACACGATGCCGGAGCTTTTGTTTGCGTCGCACTGGGATATGACGCGGCTTACAGCGCATTTCAAGATTCTATTGTTTAAAATATAAAAAAATATTTTTATTTTGTGAACAGGTATGATATTATTTAACCACGCTTTCAAGAAGGCGAAACAATAATAAATAACTAAACCGGAGTAAAAATTATGAAAAAATTTAAAGTAGCTGTATCAAACATGGGTGGTTGGAATCACATAGGTTCAATTGCCGTTAGAGGGGAATTTATCTCTAACGGTTTAATCGGTGGAAGTGATTTCATTGCTTCTAAACGCGCTGATGCAAACCAAAAAGCACAGGATTGTGCTGACTGGGCATCGCAGTTTGATGATCAAATCGGTACAGCATTCTTAGTGTGCCGCAAAACACCTCGTAAGGGGTGGGTTGTTGTGGCTCAATTTTAGGAGGTGTGTTATGTACGAAACAGTAACATTCCAAATTAAAACCGACGACGGTTATGAGTTAACCGCTGAGGTTGAAGTGTTAATTACTGGCACATTGATACCAGCATCTTTTTACGAAGATGTTGATGACAACCGTGAAGTTTTGGTTGAAAACGTTAACATTTTTGATGAAGATGGTGATCCAGTAGCAAAGCCATCAAAAAGATTGCTTGAAATCGTCGAAGAACATATAGACGACAATTTTTTAAACATTTATCGTGGTGCTACCACAATTAATGATTTCAAGTCAGATTACAAATTGCGTGATCTGATTTAACAAACAACTCCTACCTCTGCCGCTAAGACGAGTGGCTTTTTTTGAGATACTAAGATGATAGACTTTATAAAATTCCTAGACGACTCGGATGTCGCCTATTTGGTTATGCTTGCGCTTTTTTTAGCGATGGCAAAACTGCATTCCAAAGCAATGGAAGAAAACACAAGACTCCGTAAAATACTTAAAAAGGCAATGCGATGATTAATCCAGTTCAACAAATGATTGCTGAGGCAATCAACTCAAAAGATCCAGCACACAATGTTGCGTTGGTTTGTACAGAAATCGTGCGTGGTTTGAGCTTTATTGCTAACGCAATTCCAGACAAGGAAGAACAGGATGCTTTCATTGAAACAGTCAGCAAACAGATCCGTGCGGAGCTGGAAATCCTACAACAAACAATACAATTCGAGGCATAAGACGATGAGCGCAACTCTTTTACTAACTTTATCATTTTTAACAGTCGATACCACAATCGACAAGAAAGGACGTACAACTACACATGAACGTATTGAATACACTACGAGTGTAATCCCCTACGACAGCATGACGGCTTGCACAAACGCTAGGGAGGAGTGGAATCTTGCAGTTGGTGCTTATCAACTAAGCAAAAGACCGACTCGTATTATCACAGCAGTGTGTAACGACTCAGCTATGGGAACAGTAGAATGAATAAAGAAAGAGAGCTGTTAGAAAGAGTATTAACGTCAGAACTGTGGTCAGTGCAAGAAGAATTGCAGTCTGAAATTAAAGAACTACTCGCCCAACCAGAGCAAAAACCAGCGGCTTGGATGTATGAATTTACCGGAGAATTAGACGTTAGATTGGAGAGAACAGCTAGGGTGATTTTGCTGCTAGAAAAACAAGATTGGGTAGAAAGCCG